TTCCAAATTGAGGACTTAATACACCCATAATAATTGTTTTTAATTGTTAAATTTACTTCGTTTAATTCTAAGTTTCGAACTATCTACACCGTCTATAGCTTTGACCTTAAGACCTCCTATGAAAATATCACCAGACGCTTGTCTAGCTTCAGTTGATGGGTTTTTAGATCCTTCAACTACATTTTTAATTCCATCTGATTTCCCTTGCTCATAGAAATGATTAACAATTCTGTCTATATTCTGTGCAGCATACATAGCTTTATGATAACCTCTCGTATCTTTAACATTTCCTTCTTTGTCTAAGAACTTCTCGACGAAGTTGTTTAGATTAGATTGATTCTCAGCAACTGCATTGGGATCTTTGACACCATATCTAAATTTCTTTTCTCCAACTTCGAAATCAAAACCTTTGAAATCATCAGAGAACATCTGGTTAGTGTTGTCAATGAATTTTTTATGCCTTTGCTCAGCTATTTCTTGTTCATTGTTGTAGCGGTTAAAGAATTCCATAGCCTTTTGCTGCTCTTGCGTTACGCCGGGCCTCAACTTGATTTCGTCGTAATACTTTTGCTTTAAGCTTTCTAAATGGTTACGTGCTTCTGCAACTGCTTCTTTTTTAGCGAGTTTTATTTTCCTGATGTCTCGCTCTTCATCAGTATCTGTATCATACGTAAACTGATCTTCCATGATAAAAGAAACTTCTTCATCAGTAAGATGTGGTTTAGTATTTTTATAATATTCTTTTAGTAAAGCATCTTCATTTACATGAGAGTAATCAGCGTTTAACCTAACATAATCTTTAATATCACCACCAGTTTCATGCATAAATTGAACTAATTTTTCTACATTATCTGGTAATACAACTTTTTTAATAGGTTCTAATTCTGGTTGCTTTACTACTTCTTCTTTTTTAACTTCTTCTTCTGTTACTTCTTGGATCGGAGAAATCCCTTCAACAGTCTCACCGGACTTTTGTACAGATTCTCCCATCTTTGTGCTATCTCCGGATGGTTCTTCCATAAGTACCTCCTTTGTTTCTCCGATTTGAATGGCATCGTCTTCTGGTTTTTTAGTTAAATCTACTTTTACTGGTTCTTCTGTTTTTACATTTGGATCTTTTGCAAGATCAACTTTAACAGGTTCTTCTTTAGTAGCGTTAAATTTTTTCATTTTAGGCTTTGATTTCATTTTCATATCTCCACCTTCTGATTTGACTTCTTTAGTCACCTCAGGTTTTGTTGTTTCTTTTGTTTCTGACATAATATAATAATATAAAATTAATGTTTAGTATTTACATACTTTGTTTATTTTCAAAATCTATAGGTAATAAATCATTATTTCTTTGATCTATCATTTCACTTTGTTGAGTGCCCTCCATTTTGATTCTTTTATCTTTACGATCTTCAATCAACTGCTCTTTTTCTTTCATAGCTTCAACCTCTATTCTTTTTAACTCCATGTCATACATGTGTTTTATTTGCATTTCATCTTTCTTTATTTGAGCTTGTGTTTGAAGTTTTTGTAATTCCATTTGAGCTTTAGCTTGCTCATATTGAACATTAGCAGCTGTTAAAGCTTGTTGCTTTTGCACTTCAGCTTCAGCAATAGCTTGAGCCGCTTCTGCTTTAGCTTGTTCTTGAGCTTGAGCAACTTGCATTTGCTGTTGTTGTTCTCTTTGTTGTTTCTTTTTACGTTTCTGTTTTAGAACATCATTAGCTAGTTTAAGATTTTTAATTCTTCTAATATCAATAGCATCTTCCAAATCTATACCTCCTTGTTGTATAGCCATTTGAATATTTTGCTCTAACATTGCTTTTTCTTCTTCTTCAGGCTCTAGCTCTAAATAAATACCAAAATCATGAAGAGGTAAGTTTTGTATTTCTGATAAAGTAGCTACATTATAAGTAGATATAGAGCTTTTTAATGAATTTAAAGTAAGTGGATTTTTTAATGAATCAGCTACTTTTAATGAAATATTTTCACATGTTCTTAAAGTTAACCACAAACTAGCTTGCATTACGTGTCGCGTAGCTGTGTTTGAAGCATTAACAGCCATTTTTTGCAACCCAACTAATGTATCTTTTTCAGGCATACTACCATCTCTAGCTTCGTTTAAACCGGTTACATCTCTTATCATTTGTAAATAATACTGATAAGTAGCTATTAAGCTTTGTATTTTTCCTTGACCACTAGAAGTTTGTAATTCTTGAATAGGTACTTTACCTGGGTTCATATCACCTTCTTGAGTTAAAGATCTACCCACAATACTACCAGTTTGGAAATACATATTTAATGCTTCAGCTGGATTATAATTAGTACCATTACCAAGATCTACTTCAGCAAGACCGTCCATATCTAAAAATACACCATCTGGTACTGTACGAGCAATAACTTGTTGTAACTTTAAATGTGTCAACTGAATCATGTCTGCAAAACCAGTAATTCTGCTTACAATAGAATCTATACGACCTTTGTATAATCTAGGAGCACAAACAGTGTAGCTCATTTCTACTCTAGTAGTATCAGCCATAGGTCTAGTCATGTTCTCAGCTAATTTCCATTCAATAAGTTCATTATTACCTATTACTTTAACACCTTTATATAAAACTTCTATTTTTCTCTCTATTCTTTCAAAGTTATCATTAGCAGGTGGATTAAAAGTATCAGGTTTTTCTAAAGCTTTTTCTAAACCAGTATCATTTTGTTTTATTTTAAATACTTGAGTGTTATAAGTTTTATATTCAAAAAATAAAACTTGAACTGTATTTTGATCATAAGTCTGCCAACCATATAGATTTTGACTAGTATAAGCTTTTGTTTGTTGTATTTTAGTTAACTGATCTTCAGTTAAATGAGGAAATTGTTTTGCAATTTCAGGAATAGTAAGCGGTTTAACTTCTCCAACATAATATATATCTTCAAAATGTGGGTCTTCTGTATAAGAATATATTAAATTAGCAGGGTCTACATAATCAATTGTAATACCGTTTGCTGGATTCCAACTAGTTTTAGCACAACCAATACCAAGTGTAACTAAATCATAATTAAATCTTTTCTTTATATTGTCAAATCTATTTTTATCTAAAGTATTATCAATTACTTCTTCTTCAGCTATTTCAACACTTTGCTTATAACTAAGCTGCATGTGTATATCTAGTTCTTCTTCGTTTTCAGGTAACTGGGTTTGATCTGTTTGAAATTGATTTATACCTAAACTTCCCTGTAGATTATTTAAAAAAGGTTTAGCCATCATATCCGTTAAAATAGCATCCGCGTATGCGGTTCTCTTTTTCAATGAAATTGGATCTTGAGCGTAAGCTTTTATTTCATAGCTTTTATTATTCATACCATTCGCAACTATATCCACAAATTTAGATATAACAGGAACTGGTTTCCAATCTAAATTCATGTAAGACATATCACCATTAATAGCTAGCTCGTCTTTATATTTTTGAACAGGTTGTTCTCCTCTAGAATATAATCTTAAAGTATGAAATCTATTATATGAAGTAGCAAATCTAGTACCATTACCACCTTGTCTCCACCATTCACTTTCAATAGCTTGAGCTACTCTTCTACCATAATCTATGGAAGCTTTCTCAGCATCTGGTACAGTCTGGCTTGGAAAAGCGCTATTTGGATTTGCGTATGTATTCATTTATTTAATTATTTTTGATAATGTTCCTTTATTATCATATTTTTTTATACCTAAATCAATTGGTTTTCTTTTTCTTCTACTAACCGGTGCGTATCTATTTTTGTTACACGCCATTATAGCAAGACCTGAACTAATAGAAGCATCATGAGATGTTCTATTATTTATATCAAAAGAAGCCCAATCTTCTAATGTTCTTTGAAAATATAAATCTCCATAACTATCTCCATTAAAACCTATAGAGTTTTCTATATAAGACTCAATTGCCGCGGCATGAGCCTGTTTTATATCTTCACTTGAATTAGGTATACCACCTATTTCTTTTTCTGTTACTGACAACTTGTTCCAAACCTTATCTGGTCTGTTCATTGCAAAACCTCTATATCCTCTACGTTTAAAATGATATAAT